AGAAATAACGTTAGATTCTATAAAGTCTAAGTTCTCAACAAAAACTAAATATAAACCTGAACAATTTTACAATTGTGGTGAGGCTTTTATGGAAGCTTGCGGGTTACCAGGACCTGTAATGGGGGCGATAAACACCAATATAGGGCATTCAAATTCGTCAAAAACTACCGCAATGATTCTTGCGGCGGCTGATGCTCAAAAAAAAGGTCATTTACCCGTGTTCATTATAACGGAAAAAAAATGGTCATGGGAACACGCGGTTGAGTTAGGATTAGAGGCGTCAAAAAACGAAGATGGGGAGTGGGAAGGTCAATTTATATTCAATGATTCTTTTGAATACGTTGAACAATTAACCGATTTTATAAACAAAGTTTTGGACGCTCAAGAAAACGGGGAAGTCCCATATAGTTTATTATTTTGCATCGACTCAATAGGGTCAATCCCCTGTAAAATGACATACGAAGGAGCCGGCGGCACCATGCACACAGCGAAAGCCTTGGCAGATAAAATTGGTATGGGTCTACACTCAAGAATAACTAAATCTAAAAAAGATGATTATCCGTACTATAATACTATGATAGTAATTAATCAGGCTTGGGTTCAATTACCTGACTCGCCATTTGCACAACCAACAATCCAACCAAAAGGAGGGCAGGCAATATATTTAGCGTCTTCATTGGTATTTTTATTTGGTAATCAGAAAAATTCTGGAGTGAATCATATTGATGCAACCAAAAATGGTAGAAAAGTATCATTTGCGGTTAGAACAAAAATATCGATATTAAAAAATCACGTAACAGGTTTAGGTTACAAAGATGGAAAAATAATAGCGGTGCATAATGGATATATTTCCGACACTAAAGAGGCGTTAGAAAAATATAAAAAAGAATATTCTGAATATTGGTCTGATAAAATGGGCGGCTCTAATTTTGAGTTATGTGAAAGTGAAGGTAACGATTTAGGTGTTGATTTTGTGAATTAAAAAAAAATGTTTTTAGAACATTCCTTTTTGTGATTATATAGATATTTATATTATATGTGTAATTGCGAAGAAACCAAAGGATTCAAAACCCCGTGTTTTAGTTATTGTATTGAATGTAATAAAATTATTAATTATTCACAAAGAAGTAACTATACTAGTGGTAAAAAAAGAAATAAAAGATTTGGAGTTTGTTCATCTTGTTTAAAAAATGGAAGTAGAAACCCATTTTACGGTAAAAAACATTCTAAAGAATCTATGTCAAAAATGGTTGAAACATCAAACAATAGTGAACTTAGAAAAAAATATTATGAAAAAATAAAATCTGAGGAATATCGTAAATTTTTAAGCGATTGGATGAAAAAAAATTCACCAATGAAAGGTAATTCCCAATATAAAATTTGGGTTGAAAAATATGGAGTGGAGATAGCCGACAAGAAAAAAAAGGAATGGGTGTCAAAAGTCGGGAGAAAAGGTGAAGAAAATTATTGGTTTGGTAAAACACCACCATTCGGTTCTGGAAATGGTTGGTCAGGATGGTACAAAGGATGGTATTTTAGGAGTATACTTGAATTATCATATATGATTAATGTGGTTGAGAAAAATGAAATTAAATGGGAGACAGGAGAACAAAAGAAATTTAAAATCGAATATGGGCATAAAAATTTGAAAAAAAATTATTTTTCCGATTTCATATTAGAAGAAAAATATATGATTGAATGTAAACCTAAAAGATTGTGGAATACCGATTTAATAAAAACTAAAAAAAAATACGCTGAAGATTTTTGTAAAGAAAATAACCTCATTTACAAATTGAGAGAAGTTCCTAAAATATCGGACCAAGAAATTCAAATTTTAGTTAATAACGGGGAATTAATTTGGATAGATAGATACGATAAAAAATTTAGAGATAGATTAAAAAAAGTAACAAAATTGTAGAACCTGTTAAACAACAGATTAATGGTTAAAACATTATTGGTTGACGGAAACAACCTATTTAAAATTGGATTTCACGGAGTAAAAGATTATTACCATAATGGTAGACATATTGGGGCGATATGGCACTTCGTGAACACTCTAAGAAAGTTTATTGAGGAAAGTAATTTTGACAAAGTAGTGGTGTTCTGGGACGGAAACGAAAATTCAATTGCTAGAAAAACTATATATCCCCAATATAAAGAAAACAGAAGAGATTCGGATAATCCATTTAAGGAAGAATCTTCAAATTATCAAAAAGAAAGAATCAAACAATATTTAGAAGAGACATTTGTTAGACAAATAAATGTTGAAAAAAATGAGGCCGATGATTTAATGGCGTATTATTGTCAAATTTCGGTTAATGAACAAAAAACCATATTTTCCTCAGATAAAGATTTAACACAATTAATTTCAGAACACGTAAGTATTTATTCCCCATCAACAAAAAAATATTACAAGTTTGGAGATAAGATTAAGCTCTACGATTATGAGTTTCCACACTATAATGTTAAGACTTTTAAGATATTATCGGGCGATAAATCAGACAATATTGATGGAATCTACTATTTGGGGGAAAAAACTTTAGTAAAATTATTTCCTGAGATACTTGAAAAACCAATTTCTTTTACCGATATTTTAAATAGAGCTGAAGAACTTCTAAAAGAAGACAAAGAAAACAAAGTATTACAGAATTTACTAACAGGAAAAACAAAAACGGGAATATATGGAGATGAATTCTTCGAAATCAATCAAAAGATTGTTGACCTATCAAACCCAATTATCACTGAAGAAGGAAAAGAAATCGTTGAACTTTATTGTAATGAGACATTAGACCCTGAAGGTAGAGGGTATAGAAATTTAATTAAACTTATGATGGAAGATGGTTTTTTTAAGTTTTTACCTAAAGGAGATGACGCTTGGGTTAATTTTGTAAAACCCTTTTTAAAGTTAACAAGAAAAGAAAAGAAAAAATATCAAACAAATAAATAATATGAGAGAGCAACAAGAAACCACAAAATTAGAATTTTTAATGACGGTTAATGGTAACATCATTGTACAAAGATTCTTTAATGTCAGAGATTACAATCCAAAGGCTAAAAAATCTACTGAATTGTATGAGTATTTATTGGATTTTAAAAACAAATTATCACACGAATTTAAAATGAAATCGGTTGTGTATTTGTTAGACAACAACTACGAGATTACTAACAATCCGGCAATTTTGGACACATCATATGTTGATGGTCCTGAACACTTTAATATCTTTATTAAAGAAAATGATGTGACAATTTGTCACAGAAGATTCGATGCAAAAGTTTACCCGCCTAAAATAAGATACACCGTAGATATCCGCCCTCACATAAAAAGTTTACTTCATGATTTAACTGACATTTTTTCATCAGAAAATTTAAACTACGAATTCGCCGAAGTTAATACAATTTAAGAATATTTATCAATACAACAATATAAATTATGGCGTCAAACAAAAATTTCGAATATCTCGGTAGTACCTTTCAACTTCAACTTCTAAACCAAATTATCGTAGATAAAGATTTCTCAAGGTCGATTATTGACGTTATGGACTCTCAATATTTTGAGAACAAGTATTTCAAATTAATATTCCAAATGATTAAGGAATATTATTCTAAGTACGAACACACCCCTAATTTTGATACCTTAGAACAGATTACAAAATCAGAGTTACAACAGGAATTAGCATCTAAAATAGTTCTTGATACTTTGGTTAAAATTAAAGACGCTCCTTTTGAAGGTAGCTCGTTTGTTCAGGATAAGGCGATGAAATTCTGTAAACAACAAGAGTTACAAAAAGCATTAAATAAAGCTCAAAAAGTAATTGATGGTGGTGAATTTGAGAACTATGAACAATTAGAGACCTTGGTTAGAGAAGCGTTACAAGTTGGAGAAAGAGAAGACGGAATGTCAGATGTATTCTTTAACTTAGATGATGTTTTAAATGAAGATTATAGACATCCAATACCAATGGGAATTCCAGGTATCGATAGATTATTAAAGGGAGGATTAGCAAAAGGTGAGATTGGAGTTATCTTAGCACCAACAGGTGTTGGAAAAAGTTTAAGTATTTCTGAACCGGTTTTAACACCATTAGGTTGGGTTAAAATGGGTGACCTAAAAGTGGGTGATGAGGTTATCGGTGCGGATGGAAAAACACAATACGTTATTGGAGTTTATCCCCAAGGAGTAAGACCAATTTATAAGGTTGAGTTTACCGATAATACATATGTAAATTGTGATGAAGAACATCTTTGGAGTGTAAACACTTTAAATATGAGAACCGCAAAGACAAGAATTGAAGGTAAATCTATACACAAACCAAATTACGGATATAAAGTTGTTAAGACCTCCGATATGATGAATGACATCAAAAAAAGAGGTAGATATAATTATAGATTACCTATTGTTGAACCCGTAGAATTTGAGAAAAAAGGTATTTCAATAGACCCCTATTTATTGGGGTTACTTTTAGGGGATGGTTATATTGGAAACGGGACCGGCAATCCAACCATAACAACAAAAGATGACGAATTATTTGAAAATATCAAACACCTTGACATTCACACATCATTTACCGAATACCAAAAAACCGAAATAAGAACTATTAAAGTTATCCGATTAAAATCTTCAGTTCATAAACAATTAACTGAGTTAAATTTAAAAGGATGTTTATCAAACGATAAATTCATACCTAAAGATTATTTATATAATTCATTAAATGTTAGGTTATCAATTTTACAAGGTTTAATGGACACTGATGGTTATGTAGATAAAAAGGGTACAGTCCAATTTACAACGGTTTCTAAACAATTATCGGAAGATGTTAGAGAACTCGTATTATCCCTTGGAGGTACGGTAAGAATTAGCACTAAAACACCAACATTTAAACATAATGGTGTTAAAAAAGAAGGACAGTTATCGTACAATGTTACTATGTCATTTGCGAATAATGTTGTACCTTTTAAATTGATTAGAAAGGTAGATAGGTACTACAAGAGAACAAAGTATATTGAACAAAAATATGTTAAATCCATCACTTATTCACACGATGAAGAGGCTGTTTGTATAAAAGTATCAAATCCGGATTGTTTGTTTGTAACAAGAGATTATGTACTAACTCATAATACGACATTTATGACAAAAATCGCCAATCATGCCTACAATATTGGGTATAATGTGTTACAAATATTTTTCGAGGACAACCCTAAAGTAGTTCAAAGAAAACACATTACCTTATGGACAAAAGTTCATCCTGATGAATTAACGATTAAAAGAGATGAGGTAATGACTAAAGTTCAAGAGGTTAGAGACTCAATGCCAAACAAGTTAATCTTAAAAAAGTTACCATCTGATACGATGACTATGTTACAGATTAAAAATCAAATCAGAAAAATGATTGCAGATGGTATTAAAATTGATATGGTTCTTTTGGATTACATTGATTGTGTTGTTCCCGATAAAAATTTGGGGGACGAATGGAAATCTGAAGGTTCGGTTATGAGAGCATTTGAAGCAATGTGTCACGAACTATCAATAGTTGGATGGACGGCAACACAAGGTAATAGAAGTTCAATATCTTCTGAAGTTGTAACAACAGACCAAATGGGTGGTTCTATTAAGAAAGCTCAAGTAGGTCACGTTATCATATCTGTTGCTAAAACACTACAACAAAAAGAGATGAAACTGGCAACCATTGCAATAACTAAATCACGTATCGGTGATGATGGGGTGGTTTTTGAGAATTGTAAATTCGATAATGTAATGTTAGAAATTGATACTGAAAGTTCAGTTACATTCTTAGGATTGGAAGAACAGAAAGAAGAACAAAATAGACAACGAGTAAAAGATTTAC